TCCCTTTTGGAGCTTACCGGCCAGGCCGATCGCTCCGGCCCCCGTCAGGGACAGGGCAAGACCAACACCGAACTGAGCGATACCATCAGACAGGGAACCCAAGAACGTCTCAGTTTCCCCGAAAGCAGGCTCAAGCTCGCTAACGTCCCCCGGCAGTAGTCCGCCAGTGGCGTAGTCAGCCAGGCCATAGACGGACGTACCAAAGTCCACTACGCCGTTGCCGAATCCCCGGAGAACGTCAACCGCGTAGTCACCAACAGTGAAGTCTTCGTCCTCGTTGTCAAGCCGGATGTTCGGGGTTAACTCCGGCTGTGGACTGGCAGACGACTGGACCCGCTGGCTCTCGATGTATCGAGTATCCGAGCGGTCCAATCGGTCCAGAAAATTAGCATCAAGCTCAGGCATTAATCGCCTCGATAGTGTGTGATTAGTTTGGTCTGCTCACTGATGAGCACCTTACTGAAAGCCTCGATATGAGCGGGCCGGTCCATCTTATAGCCGGACTTTTCGCCGAGCTTATAGAACGCACTGCCGCTGTCACGCCGCAGGGCAGACACGGTTTCCCGCATTTCGTCTACTGTGTAGAACATAGGAACTGCCGCCCATACCGGCGTATCGGCTGGGAGAAACAACTCAACATCGCTGTCCCCCGACGCGGCCTCATCAATCGTTGTTCCGCGAATCTGTAAGACCCGGAAAGCGTTAAGCCGCATAGACTCGTACTGCTCATTCCAGCGGCGGCGAGCACCGACCACATCACCGATAGTTCGGTTAGGGTCGCGGAAGTCTTTTGTCCACTGGTCACGGAACTCTTTGTCCGCAGGGTTGTACCAACGGGCCAGGAAGTCCACGTTCTTATCGTAGCTGGGCTTTCGCTTCTCCATTTCCCGAGCCGCGTTAACCAAGAACGAGTCCACTGACTGAGCGTACTTATCGAACTGCTCACGGATTTGCTGTTTCTTGTGCTCGCTGAGCTTCGACTTCGCCTGATCCGTGCTCGTACCTTCTTCGGGTTTAAGCGTCTTCCATGCGTTGCCAACACTACGAGACAAGACTAACGTATCCGCCAGCCGGTTAAAGTGCGTTGACCCAGCGGGTCCACTCTGACTAGCGAAGGCACTCCGCACGTTGTTAACAAAGTTGCCAGTACGGCTACTCCGGTCTACCCAAAAGTTGTCCGAAGTCATCGTAGTAAGCTGGTTGCCCAGCAAGTCCCGGCCCTCGATATTGAACGCCTGCATGGCGGGAACGAACTCGTCATACGGAATCTTGCCGTCATCCGTCCGGCCAAGCGTAATGCCCGGCTTGATGGGTTCCGGCGTAGTCGAAGGCTCAGCATCATCCTGGACTTCGGCCAGGTTAAGACGCTCCGCGACCTGGTTAGTTGCTTCGGTGGGTTCCTCATAGGCCGGGAGATACCCGCCACCGGACTTCATGTGTTCCAGTGCGGCCTGCTGAGCATCCTTGATAACCTTAGCCTGTTCCGCCCGGTTCGCCTTATCGTCGTAGTGGTCCGCGATATAGTCGTTGTAGACGGTGACAACATCGCCTTTGAGTAGATCGATCTCATCTTCCGTCAATCCGCTGCTGAGCAGGTGTTCTCGAAGGGTACTCTCAGTCTCCCCGAACTCATCTGTCTTTTCTTTCAGGGACCGATCAATGATGGCACCGACCCCGGCCCGACCAAGGACCACGTTATCCCGGTTAAGGAACGCTAACGTCTCGCCCTCGCCGTTAACTCCGGCCAGGCGATCCAGCAAGCTCTTAGCGGTTGTCTTGGTCAACAGACCGGCTCTTGCCGCATCAATGATCTCTTGAGACTTTAGTTCGTCCTTGGTGTCAATCCGATTACGGAACTGGAAGTAAGTCTCTAAGTCGTCTGTCTTAGCTTCCTCAGCCGTCTGGAAGTGAGCACGCATACGGAGAATGTCGTCAGCTACTTCCGGGTCAAGCTGTGCCAGTTCCTCGTTGGTTAACGGCTCTCCCGTTAGCTCCTTAACGTAGCTGGCCTGACGCTGTTTCCGCTGGTTCTCACGACGCTCGTTGTCCGTAGCGATCTCGCTCCGACGATCACGGTTGTAAGCGTTCTGGTCGTAGTCTTCTTGTGCTCGGTTGATCTGATCCCGATACCTGGGGATAGCCGAGAGGTTGCTACCGCTCGCGGTCTTGATCCGACTGAGGATAGCGAAGGCTTCATCCTGTCCGCCCTTCTCGCTAACGTGGGTAGTTAACGCGGCTACGACAGCATCATTGGCTTTCTGTAGGGGAACACTGTGAGCAGCGGCATTGTCGATGTTCTGAGTTAACAGGGCCACCAACCGTTCCGCAGCGGGAGACTGAGCATCCTCGAAAGCCCCGTTAGTGTGGGCTTCGGTAATGTCCCTCATCATGTCCGCACTGATGGCGGCATACCCGGCTTCCTCTTTGGCCTTGAGACGGCGACCAGCCTGACGGGACATCTGATCCCGCTCGTACCGCTCATTAGTCTCATTGAAGCCGTCAAGGAAATAGGGGCTTAACTGCTTTCCGTCCAAGGCTTTTGCCCGGACATCGGCCAAGAACTTCTGAACCTCAGCCGGATTGTCACTGCTCTCGATGGGACTCTTTAAGAGTTCCTGTTCAGCCGTGACAGCCAACCGATCCGCATAAGCCTGTCCGTCAAGACGCTGATAGTACGCATCGAAGAACGGAGACTGGCCCTCAGTGATGTGTCCGTCCTTAACAGCCTGGGCAAAGTCCTTCTGTAGCTGGGTACGCTTGATAGCAGCTTCCCGCTGAGCGTCCTCTTTGGCCTCATCCGTGGCGAACGACCCGGCCCGCACGGCAGTACCGGCGGACAGGCCCAAAGCCCGTGACAGTTCCTCAAGGTTAGACCCAACGCCTACCGGCCGGGCTACCTGCCGTTGTCCTGGGGACACGAAGGTATCCAACGGACGGGCGGCGGGATCAACCGCAACAGGACCGCCAAGATCGCGGACCTGAGTTCTTTGTTTAGCCATTAGACCTTCTTATCACGCTGTTGCTGTGTATAGATGTCCAAGCTGTCAGAGCCTAGACGCAACGCAGCAGCCGCAAAGTTGGGCTGTTCGATTGGGGACGGGGTAAACGGACGGATCGAGTTAATCCGCTGTTCCGTTTGGGAACGCAGGGCGTCAAGCTGGGACTGGCCGAACTTCTTGCGGTTCTCCGCGTTAAGCCGTACCGAATCCCGGAACCGGGCTTCCTGCTGGTAGAAATCGTAGAGCAATGCGTCCACGGATAGACCGGACACCCCAGCCTCACCAGCCGCTACCCGAGCCGTAGCCCGTGCCTGAGCGGCTTTGAGTTGGTTATCCAGCACAGCCTGAGAGTCAGACTGCTCCGCTTCAAGTTCCTGACGCGATGCTTGGATAAGCTGGTTACGGTAGTTCTCGTTGGCGTACTTCGCGTTAAGCTCGATCTGCTCGTTCTGAGCGATCGCCAGTTGCTTCTGGTAGTCCGCCTGGGCACTCGCCTGCTGGTACTGCCCGTACACCCCAACGCCCGTAGAAGCGGCGGTAAGGACGAACGGCGTAACCGGGTTGGCGGCTGCCGCAGTAGCCAAGGGAATCAGCGGGGCACACATGGTTGTCTCCGAAAGAACGTGCATACGCCTTGTTTATCAGTCTCAAAGAAAGTGAATCCTTCCCGAGCGAGCCAGCGGATATGCTTTTCGTTATCTTTGTGAATCCAGTTGTATAGGTGGTACTTCTGGTTAAGCCAGTTAAGCCAGCGGCGGGCTGTCTTAACGAACTCGATGGGACGCTGAACTACAACCTCGGTTGAAAGGAACCAGATAACGGCTCCCCCTTGGTTATCGTCAGCGTAGCCGAACATAGCCACGGCTTCCCCGTCTAACTCAGCGGTGAAGCAGACAGTCCCTTCAAGTCCTCGTTGAAGGGCAGTCAACGGGGTTTCCCCCGTGACTACCTTGATGTCCTGAACGTCAGCTTCCCGGAGTTTCGGTGCAAGTTCAATCGCGTCCCGTGGCCGGGAAGGTCTGATGTTGGTCATACTTTCTGTGATCTCTGGAACGTGAAGTATTCCACGTTAGCTGTGACAAACTTAACAGGCAGGTGTGAATCCGAGTTGATCTCAACGTACACCTGATCGTTCTTCGACATGACCGGAACGGATGCTGTGCCGGACTGTAGCGGAAACGTATCGAGTACCCCTTCGGGGGTATCGAGCAGGATGTTGCTGAACTCGTATTCAGACGGTTCCCGCAAATACGGGGCAACCGTGACGGTGAATGGGCCGGAATCAGTGAACACTACCGACCACTTGCGGACTTGGGTTCTTCCGCCAGTAACGGAAGTCTCCGAACCGTTACGGTCCTGCATCCTTGGATAGAAGGTAGAGAATCGGTATTGGATGTTGTAGCCGATGCCAAGCCACAGCGGGACTCCCCGCATGTCGCCGGTCACGACAACCTCATCCCCATCAAAGCTGAGTACTTCGATATCGACACCGAAGTATTCCCGGTCTTCCTCATCCGGCTCATTGCCGGGCGGGTTGCTTGTCCAGGTGTCCCAGTCCACGCCCCGCGTAGTGGCACGGATATCGTCTCCCACGCTGAGCGGATAGGGCAGGGTAATGGTTGTCTCATCAGCCCCGGCATCGTAGCTCATGGTCAGATCGTCGCTGTTAACTCGGCGGTCTAGTAGAGTCGCAAAGTTAACATACGGATCGGGACCGCCCTCGATGTCGATACACTCGATGTACACCCCGTCGTCCCGCTGAATCAGCAGGTACGCCACGGTGTCAATGAATGAGACATGCAGAACCCTGTTACCAAACTCCCACACTGACCAGGAGCTTTGGAGTTTATCGTCCCCCGCCCACAGGTACTTATAGAAGTAGATGGTATTCGGTGAGTCGTCGGTGAGAACCGCCAGGACATCCCCGTTAGACGACCCGGCGAGCTTTGTAGCCGACCCTTGCAGGTATTTAGGGACATGGGCGGTAATATCTGCCGCGTCCTTAACGTCACTGTCCGGGTCCGCATAGAACTCTCGGATCGCCGTATACTGGGCACCTAACTCAGCGAAGTACACGTTCTTCCCAAGGGCCACAGGAGCGGCTGTACGGGAACTGACGAACGCGGTTGACTGGTTGATGGCTGCCGTCTTAGGAGTCAGCAGATCGCCACCAGACAGGATGTACTGGGCCTGATCCGAGAACATGAGAATCTGCTCTTGGAACGAGATAGCGAAGTACATATCAGCCACTTTGGTATCCGCAGTGGCGATGTCGATGGGGTCACTGTCCAGCAGAGTCAGCACGGTAGTACGAAAGAAGTTAGGCTTATCCGTAGTGCCGGACTCGCTGAGGACAACATTCTGTTGCGTTAAGAATCCCAGCCGGTTCTTGTGAAAGAAGATATCGTTAATCTTCTTGCCGACGAAGGACGGGTCAGGGTTGCTGTCTTCGTCCCCAACAGTTCTGTTAGCGTAGGCCAGCTTGCGGCAGATAAAGCTGCCGTCAGCCTGCTTAACGAGAACGTGCGGTAGCGTGTTGTGGTCTAACTTGTAGGGGATGCCGGGAGCGATAGACTCCACCCAGCTACCAGCGTCGATCGTGTTGATGTCATTCAACGTCTCGAACTCAACCCAGTAGTTGTCATAGGCTGAGTCGGGGTCGCCGTTAATCTCGATCTTGTAGCCTTTGGTCGCCTTGTCGGGCAGGTCAGTGAACCGCTGGGCCTTGCCCTTAACCACCGATATCCCGTTATCACCGAAGCCGTCTTCGACACGGATGTTGAAGTCCAGCGGTGCAGTGTTCCGCTCGATCTGAATGACGTTACCTTTACGAATAACGTCCCACTCGGCCGGAGTAGTCCACACATCGACTAGACCGTTGCCGCTACCGTATGAGCCAGTGTTGTCGATCAACTGGTCAGCAATGCGGGTAGTCGTGTAATGAGCAGCAGTAGCCCCGCCGTTGTAGGTAGCGGTCTTCTCGGCCTCAGCAGTGAGCTTTGTATGAATCTTGTAGTCGGTAGCAGACACACCTTGCTTAACCCACACAAGAGCCTGGTTGCCTGGATCGGCCGACAGGTCCGCAGCCATTTCTACTTCGATATCCCGGTTAACGAGATAAGTGTAGTCCTGGACAGTGACCGCTCGGAAGCTCTGGCCGGGCGTAGCAGTGGTGAAGTAGTCGTCAGGATCGTTGAACGGCGTCGTTCCGTCTACGTTATAGACGGCCTTCTCCTCGCCTGTCATCAGATCGAAGACTTGAATATCCCCGTTGGTGATGACAACTTCGTACCGCTCGGCATTGTCGCCCCGGTTAATCGTGTGAACGTAGGCGTCCGCCAGAGTTCCTGTGTGAACCTTAGCGATGTGCCGGGTATTGGGCCGCTTAACCAGGCCGTCCACCGGAGAAGACATTGCGTTAACCTGAACCTCAGCTTGCGAAGTCTTCCGAACTGGGGCGGCTTGCTGACTAACTCCGTTAATCAGGTTCCCCAGTGTGGTGTTAAGGAGAGGCAATTAGTATCTCCTTGGGGGCGTGTTGTAGACGGCAGGCGTCAGGAACGAGTAGTTACCCGACTGGGCCTCAGCTTCCATCAGTTTTGCCCGTGCGGCGTACTCGTCTTCTCGGGAGTGGTTACGGAGACTGTCAGCCCCAACGACCCGCTGTAGGAACACACGGGCCGCACGGTGCATGATGTACTCTTTGGCGGACTCGGGCAGATCGGCCCACGGAAGGAACAGAACGATCTCCGCTTCCACGGGTGCCGTGAAGGTAAAGGCGTTCTCCGTCTTGTTGTAGAGGAAACCCCCACGCTGGACGGCATCAACCGGCCACCGGCTCACGTTAACCTTGAGGGTGTTAGACGGAACTGGAATCTTTGAGTTAACGTCAAGCGGGAGCGTGTAGTCCCGGAAGGTATTGAAGTCCCAGCCTTCACCCTGGACCGCACGGCTAACTTCCGTTAACACGTTCTGTGCGGTAGCAACATCGGCGGTTAAGTCGCCCGTCAGTGATGTAATGGGTGCTTCGCCGATGGTGCTGAGCATCGTATTGATAGCGTCAATTTCGCTGATAAGCGACATAGAAACCCCGGAATGAAAAAAAGGGAGTCCCACGGTAGAACCGCAGGACTCCCATTGGAGTCAATCAGGAAGCATTAAGCCTTTGCAAGCTCGATGCAACACTCAGGACGCAGGATGCCGTGCCCGGTCAGCATCTTCGCAACAGCGATGGTGCCACCACGGGTGATGTCTTCCTGGGTCTTGATGGTCACGTCCCACAACTGCACGGTAGCCAGAGCTTCCTTCTGGAAGATGACGCCGAGCGTGTTGGTGAAGGTGCCGTTGTAGGCGTTAACTTCGCCGGTCGCAGCCGCGACGGTGTACGTCTCGGAAATCAAACCGTCGTCGTCCGAAGCAACCTGACCCGCACCGTTATACAGGATGCCGGGGACGTTGTTGCTAACGTGGACGTTAATGCCCGCCACGACAGGAACCTGAGCCTGCGAGTAGTTGCCTACCCCGCCCCAGTCCTTGTTCATGTTGGTCGTATCCTGGGCCAGCAGGTAATACTGCATGGGGTTCAGGATGGAGTGACGGTCAGCAGTCGGGACATTCTTCTCAGCGAAAATCTGAGCCGCAGTGAAGAACGCCTTGCTGATGTTGGCCTTGGTATCGCGGATAGCAGCATCCACGATCTGCGAGCCACCGGGTTCGGTGGTGATCGCACCAGTAGCCACACGGCCACCAAGGGCCGCGAGCCGCAGAAGCGTCTGGTCAACGGTCTGAGCCAGAGCATCGCCAAGCTGGCGGGTGTGTTCGGAACGCACATCGAAATGCGAGATCGCCTCATCCCAGTCAGCGATGAACGTATCCGCAGTTAGCGGGTAGTCCACCGAGATCGTGGTTTCGGCGTATGCCAGCTTATTCGTGCCGAGCAACTGAGTGCCGGGCATGTGTCGCTGAGCAGCGAGACGGCCAGAGTGCATGAACTGGGCACTCTTGCCCTGAGTGATTCGACGGACTTTGTGCAAGCCCATCATCATCGTGGCCTTTTGGTAGGCCGCGAGTGTTTCGCCAGAGAACAGCTTTAGGAAGTTAGCCGTGTCTTGGGAGTAAGTACCCGTGACAAGGTTAGCTGCACCTGGACGAGAGGGAGTAGCATTAGCCACTTCTTGAACCCCTAACGTACTAGGTCAAACTTGGAGATTGGTACGCCCCCCGGAAAAGGGGCAACAGGTAATCTCTCGTCTCTGTCAAGATTGTTCCGCCGCAGCGGAGTCAAGCGTTAACTTGAGATAAAGCGTTAGGCAGGACTCGAACCTGCGGCTACTCCTTGATTCGTTCGGTAGGCTTAGTGCCGCATCGTCAAGGAGTCCTCTACCCAACTGAGGTACTAACGCACTAAATAGCGGTGACGGGAATCGAACCCGTGTGATAAGGTTATGAGCCTTACGGAGAACCAGCACTCACACCGCGATAGTTGTGGACCGCCAGTGATTTAGACCGGAGCCTTTTGCCTTGATTCCAAGGGCGATCCAAACCCAGCCACACGCAGTTAAGCATGGGGCGGGTAAAAGGGAATCAATCAGTTCCCTGTTTGAGCCACTTCGCATCAGCCGCATCTGCCCGAGCGAAAGCCGCTTCGGTAGCCGCTTTCAGTTCCTCATCGGTGAGGTCACGGTTAGCTTGGGCTGCTCGGTCGATGGCAGCGACTAGCTCAGAAATGGTGCGGATCGCAATAAGGATGTTTAGCATGTCACTCATTGCGTTTCTCCGCTTGCGTTCGAGCCTCGATGAGCTTACTCAAGGCGTCGTTGAACGTGTCCCGCCAGTGGTCTGCCGTTAACCCTTGGTCAAGTGCATCACGCCAGGAGTTAAGGGTAAGGCGGGCTTGGAGACGGACCACTTCGATCCGCTCCCAGTCGTCTTGGTCGATTGCTCCGGCCGCTTTGTAGTCGGCAAGAGCACTGACGGTCACTGAGTAAAGGTCTGTGGCGACGTTAAGCTGTCCCCGTTCTGAGACGGGACCAGGAGAACACCCAACCAACATGCCTGCAAACAGGGCCATCAGGAGAATCAGGAACAGGAATAGACCACGGGTATCCTGTTTGGGATGCAGTGCGTGACTCATTCCTTGGCCTTCTTCGTAATGATGCCAGCCGCCCACTCGACCACCTTGTAGACCTTAGCTAACGCTTCGTTGTCTTTAGGTGTCGGTGTCAGGTTGACGACGAACTTAGCGATCACGCTGACTGCCGCGATGACAGCCAGGAGTTCCTGCCAGTTTTCATTAAGCCACTCGGTCATTCCAGAATCCCCTTACTTCGGAACAGTTTGTCTTGGACCCGCTTCCGCTCAGCGGGATCGCTGGCGTACAGGTCTGATCGCATATCCCGAAGGGCTTGCTCATTGGACTCGTAGACATCCTGAGAAGCCCCGGCTTGGGAACCTTCGACATGCTCACCGGCTTGGCCGACAGCCTTAACGTACTTGGCATAGATGCCGGACAGGACCGCTTTGGTTAGGTCCGCGTCACCGCCATCTACCGCCTTGTTGTACGTCTCGATGTCCTTCTTGTCGCCGCTGGTAGCCAGCCAATCGGACAGCTTCTTGAAGTTATCTTCCCCACCGATGGTGGAGAGGACATCAGACCGCTTCTGGTTAGCCGCAGCTACCCGGCCGTCGATGTAGTTCTTGATGTCCTCATCGGAAAAGCCGGTTTTCTCTTTGATCTTGGCGACTGTCTCAGCGGACAGCCCCGGATCGCCCTCAAGATACTCGGCCTCAAGATCGGCAAGGCTGATGCCCGCTTTCTCGATGGCTTTGGTCTGCTTATCGTCGCCGTCAGCGTCCGCGTTATCACCTTTACTTTGGGGCGGACTGGCTGCTTGCTGGGTTAGCTGGGTATACTTCGATTGAAGCTCACCGTAGGACTTAGCGAAGTCCTCGGGAGTCTTGAAGTTATCCGGCAGCCACGCTGGACGGTTCGGATCGGTAGGTGCGGTCGGTGGCTTTGAGGGGTCCACCGGGGTATTGATGGTGTGCGTTTCGGCCATAAGGATTATTCAGCCTTATCAGCCTTGAGGAAGGTACGGATCACTTGGCCGTTAGCCGAGAGCCGTTCCACACAGGGCTTGCCGTCAACCACCTTACGGGTACGCCCGAAGGTTTCCTTCTTGGCTTCCGGTTTGGTTTCCGGTTTGGTTTCCGGTTTGGCTTCCGGTTCAGTAGCCGGGGCTTCCTTCTTCTCTGCTTCCTGCTTAGGCTTGTTGTCTGCCATTAACTGACTGTCCTTGGGTTATGGCCTTCCCCACCTGCGTTACCGCGTTGGGTGTGGCCTTCTCAAGAAGTGCCTGCTGTTGAGCCTGCTGATCTTCCTGAGCGATCTGATCGGTTGTCTTGATGAGCCTCGCATCCAAGCCAATAGCATTGGCCCTGCGAAGCATGTACTCGTTCATGTTGACGTAACGCTCGGCCGCTTGGGGTCCGAAGTCACGGATGATAGGCTGTAAGAAGTCGTCCAGCTTGTTAAGCTCAGCGTTTCGTCCCAAGGCTTCAAGCCCGGTAACGATAGTGGTCTTAACCTGTTCACTGGGTAGACGGCTTACAAGGTTCTGCCTAACCATGCTGGCCCTGACGCCACGGACCAGAGGAAGCAATAGCTCCTGGGCCTGTAGACTGAATGAGCCTGCATGGTTGGTGTTCTGCTCATTAATGAGGAACCGGATTTCTTCCCGAGTTACCCGATCCCGGCCCTGAGTTTGGGCCGTGGGGTTAACCAGGAAGATCGCTTCGATCTGCTCCGTGAGCCTAGCAGCGAACTGCATGGCTACGGACAGGTCCGCGTGCTTCTGCATCTGCAAGGCTTCGACATCCTTAGCCAAGCCGGAAACAAAGTCCCCGCTCTTGGCCTCAGTCAGTGCTTTGAGCTTAGTGACCCCGTTCGGGTCCACCAGCCAAACCACCTTAGCCGACTGTTCGGCCGCTTCTGCGATAGCCTTGGTGATGACTTCCAGGTTATAGAGGTAGCCGTAGTATTCCTCTACCAGACTCCGGCCGTAGTCCTCGCCGTCAACACGGTAGAACCGAAGCGGAATCCAGGGTGACTCATCGGCCGGGTAGTCCCCGGTTGAGCCAGGAATCTTCCTGCCCTTAACTTCCTGGTAGTCCGTAACCCGATCACCGACACGCTTAACGTGGGTGTAAACATCCACGATATCCGTAGCCGGTGGGGTCTTTTTGGTTTCAGCAGCTTGCTTTAACTCGTTAGCAACCATCGCCCTCACGGACTCACGGATACTATCGGGTAGAGCATCAATCGCCACAGCTTCCTTCACGACGATTTCAATGAACTCGCCTGTCGGGCTACGGACGATGCAGTATTGCGGGAGCTTGTACAGCCTGATCCCGCCTTTCTCCTTCACCTTTAGCAGTGCGTTGCCTGCAACAATCTTCTGCTTGATCGCCTCGATAATGGACGGCCGCATACCTGTGTACTCGATGTACTCGGTAACGGCTTTCTCGTCAGCTACTAACGCGGATTCGATCTCGGTGGGAGCGTTCTCTCCGTGCTTCTCAGCCAGTTCCTTCTCGACCTTAGCCGTGAGCTTGTGGCGGAAGAACGAAGAACCCGGCGGCAGCAGGGTAACGGATTCTTTGTTCGTCAGGTTATTGACGACGCGGGCACCCGTACTCTGGTGCGGCATCGGGAAGTGGTCATTCTCAGTCATCCCCTCAAGGGGGACCAAGCGTGGAATCGTGAGTAGGGCGTTATCCCTCGCACGTTCCAACACAGGCTGTCTACGCTGAGCAAGCTGAGCGTATCGAGCCGCTGCGGTTTGGGTCATCGCTTAACTCCTGCCAATGTTCAGCCCCAGTAGCGGGCTGGATTGACGGGGCACGTTAAGGTCGATGCGTAGACCGCTGGTTCCACGGCTCCGGCTCCTACTCGAATCCCTGTCCGTTTGGAGCTTGGGTGCTTCCTGCCGAATCTTTGGGAGAATCGGCGGGGGCGGTGGGGGTGGAGTAGGCTTAGGGGCCGGAACCGATGGAGCTTTAGGGGCACACATTGTCCTGTTGTTCCTTCTGGAACTTCAAGAACTGGATGATGCTCTGTTGACCGGCCGCATACATGATGGCACTTAACGAGTCCGCTGGACCCACAGGCCGGTTAGGGAAACGTGATACCAACTCATTGAGGAGACGCGGCGGAATCTCAGGGAACTCCAGTTCCTCGTTCTTAACTGCGGTGTGTGTCATGGTTTATGATCTCAATACCCCGCAGGGTATAAACACTTTTTCCTCAATAGTGCAACTTAACTTGGGGAATAGGGCGGGTTGTGGTTGCGTCGATGATCGGGATGCCCAACCGAAAAGCTACATCAACCTCGAACCGTGCCCCGGCTGAGTTCTTCCAGTCCGGCATAACAGCCAAGACATCCACATCACACACTAACTTGATGTCCCGCTTCATGGCGGCGATCCAGTTGGGGTGTTCGTCCCCGTCCAGGGCAGCGGGGTTAATGACGTTATAGCCTCGCTTTGTTAACGCCTGAGCGTACTCAGCGAACACCTGCCGGTAGTTGTCTACTCCCGTAATCGGGCCGGTTAAGTAGCAGATCGGTCGTTCCATTTGGAATCTAAGGTGCCCAGTTTCCATCGTTCTTCCTGTGATATCAGCATCATCACGTTAAACGCGATGGCTGCTAGGTGGTCTTCATCAGTTCGCCCTGCCATGTAAGCACAGACATGCCGCATGAGGGAAGCGAGTACACGGGACTGGGGCATCCCTAACTCCCAGTTCCGCTCTGCGTATTTCTTGGCTCCCCGTCCCAAGTGAGTCCCGAGCCGTTCCATGAACAGCGGGCAGATCAGATCAGGACGGGGCTTGTCTTCTTGGATGTCACGAACGGCACCGTCAGCGAACTGCTCACGGTTGCCGGAGTCTTTGATTATGGGTGTTGTCGGACCACAAACACAGACAGACCGATTGCAGTTTATACACGGCAAAGTATCGGGTTCCACAGCTTCACCTTCCGTTCCTTGAAGTCGTAATCCTCAGCCCGGCAGATACGGGCTAATCGTGCCTGAGTTAAGAAGAACTCACGGTCCTTACCCTTAACCGCAAACGCCTGTTCAACAGCGTCCCACAGTCCCTCACAGTCCCCTTTGAGTACCGGCTCAAGGATGTCAGCCGCACGCTTCCTGCCTATCCGGGGACAGCCGGGGTATCCATCACACGAATCCCCCATCAACGTCTGAAAGGCGTGGTTGTAGTCGGCGTGCCACGGCGTAACCTCAACAGGAAACTCACCGCCCCGATACACGGAACCGGGAATAGTCAGCATGTCCTTGTCGGTGGACACGATCACCTTCTTCCCTTTAACCGCCGTGGGGTGGGTCGCCAGGATTCCCATGATGTCGTCGGCTTCCAGGTTAGGACGTTCGTAGGTACGGTAGTTAGCCGTCACGAAGTCCTTGAGTGGAAACAGAAGCTCGGGCCTTGGTCCGCCCTTGCGGCTGGACTTGTAGCTCGGGTAGATGTCATGCCGCCAGTAGCGGCGGGACCGACAGGACATACATACGATCACTTCGTCTGCGTTAAGTAAACCCTTGAGCGATTCGATCTCGTCTTTCAGGTCCACTACCGCCTTGTCGTAGTCCACAACCTTAACGAAGTCGTGGTCCTGCTCGTTCCTCACCGCGTTCTTGTAGATGAGGATATCTGCGTCAAGCAGCAACGTAATCATGCTCGTCCTCATCCCCGATCTCTCGGTAGTGTTTGCGGAGAACCGTAATGCCGTCATTAACCAGTAGTCCCAATGTGTCAGGACGGTCGAAGATGTTGGTGTCAACCTTAACCTGTCTCATCCCGTTGTCATCGGGATCGGCACCGTCATCCACACTGGCCCTTGCGTTCGCCACGAAGATAAAACCTTCGGGGAACCTTCCGGCCAGTTCTCGCAGTATCGAGTTGGTTGACTCGATACTCAGGGTAGAGTTACCCTTTGTCTGTTTTCTCATGCGTTTCCCGCTTCATCGCGGACAGGGCCGCGTTAAGGTGTTGCTTGTACGGGTTCTTGGGTCCGGGGTGGTAGGCAGCCAGGATCAGCCCGGCTTGGTCTTTCTTCTCGATCAGATAGGGATAGACCAGAGCCAGCAGTTCCAAGGCAGCGGGACCGTAAAGGCACCACTGCCAGCACTGCCGGTGTTTACCTGAACGTCGGGCTTTGTTGTGGATGCTCCCGCCGAACTGCTGCTGTATCTGTTCAAGGATTGGCAGGTAGGTGTTCGACACCGTAACCCTCACCGATCCCTTGGGTGCTCGGAAGCACCCTTCCCCGTCAAGAAAACCCGCCACATACTCAAGGCTTAACTCAGTGAGTTTCTGCCCAGTTGTTTCCGACTTTGTAATCCCCATCAAGGGGACACTTGAAGCCGAAGAACTCTCCGGCGTCTTTGATTGATTCAACTGCTAACTTCCCTGCTAACTCAGCGGCCTCATCCATGACCTCAACCTGAAACTCATCGTGAATGTTGAGTACATACTCATAGTCAAGGCCGGGAATAAAGCCCATCGCCCGCATCTTTTCGTCGTGCTTAATTAATGCGACCTTCATCAGTATCGCACCAGCAGACTGCAAGCGTGTGTTAAGAGCACTATGAGCCGACCGCACGTTCAGCGTCCGGCCGTCAAGTCCCTTAATCGTGTGGCGTTTAACGTCCTTCTTTGGTTTCCAGTACCCGCCGCGATTAACGAAGCCTGCCTCGGTCTTAACCTGGGACAGTATCTTCTCCATCGCCGGTACTTCGGCCAGGAACTTCTTGCGTAGGGCGGCACCCCTAGCAGCGGCTTTATCGGGGTCAGCTTCACCGGCTGTGTGGCCTAACTTCTCATCCCCCGCCCCGTAGTTGAAAGCGTAGATGAAGGTCTTAGCGGCATCGCGGGTATCCAGACCAGCAGCCTTTTGGTTGGCTGTGTGTGGGTCGCCTTCGGTGACTAGCTTAACGAACTCGCCGCCGTCGAAGGGGGCCATGTAGTGACCCTCACAGCGAAGCTCTAAGCCCTTGGCATCACAGCCAACTAGTTTCTTGCCGGGTCCAGCCTCGAACAACTCCCTACACTCTTTGCCGTAGGGGCTATAAGTAGCGGGCACCTGGGAACAGTTAGGGTTCTTGTGGGTACACCTGCCCGTGCCAGCACCATTGGTGATGACCCGACCGTGCATCCTGCCGTCCTTTCCGACCAGCTTGAGCCACGCCGTCTTGCCTTCGCTAAGCTGGCTGAGCCGCTTACATACCGTTGCGTACTCGGCCAGCTTCTTAGCTTCGGGGTAGTCCAGGGAGTTAAGGACTTCCTCGGTAACGCTAGGTAGCCCGCCATCAGTGAAGACCTTTGGCTTCCATCCGTACTTCTCGATAAGCCGGTCAGCGACCTGCTTATCTGAGTTAGGATTGAATGGTGTTACCTTCTTGCGAATCGGGCCGGGAACAATGCACTCCCGCCGGAATCCAGCAGCTAAAGCCTTTCCTACCGTGGCAAACTCAATTGTTGTGCCGTCGATAAGCCAGTATTGCGGAGTCTTCATTTCCTCGACAGTGGCCGGGAAGATGCCTTGAAGTTCCTTCTCCAAGGCGTCCCGTTTGGCCGACAGTTCGGCTGCTAACTTCGCGGCCTTCTCGACATTGAACCGTACCCCGTACCGTTCCTGCCGGTAGATGATCTCAGCAAACTTATGCTCGATCCACTTGGCCTGCTTGCTGACGTTCTTCGATTGGATCAGTTCGTACAGCTTGGCGTTAACCTTAACGTCCTGCTTGCAGTATGCCTGCATCTGTGGGGACCACTGCTTCCAGTCGGTTGTCTTTCCGAAGTCGCCCTTGTTATCCCAGAGCCGGTAGCCCCACGCTTCTAGCCCGTGGGTGCCCGCCTTCTTCGGGGGCATCTTGCTCTGGCCCCGTTTGATCTTTGCGAAGTCAATCTCTTTGAGTAACTTCTCGTCCGCCCATATCAGCCGGGACATCAGCAGTGTGTCAGTAGCCTCACCGCTGTAGTCCCACCTTGGGTGGAGCTTCTTGATCGCCGGGATGTCATAGCCAAGGATGTTGTGACCGATCAGTTCGTCGGCCTCGGCTAACACTTCAAGTCCCGTCTCGATTTCATCCGGGCCAAAGCCGAAGGCTTCACCTGAATCTACGTCGTAGACTTCGATGCAGTGTATCTTTGTCACCGAGTCCAACAGCCCGTCCGTCTCGATGTCAAAGACGTAACGCATGTTAGAACCCCATGTCTTCTGCTAGTGCTTTTTCGTATTGCTCTGCGAGTTTCGTGACGATCATGCTCGCAACTACCCGGCCTTGACCCCGCCTCTGGCTGGCTATCCAGTCCGTAGATACGGCCATATAAACTCCGTTGTCTGAGTCACCGTCGGGATACCATCGGTACACTTCTTCTTGACGGGCGGCGTCGTGATAGTGGCTAATAGTTCCGCCTGTTAACTGAGCCTTAATTAGCCGCATGATGTATTCAGGTGTCACAAGTAGTCCGTCCTCTCGGTTGTAATACATGCTTGGCGGCATCCCATACCCCACAAAGCAGGGAACACTTACCTTAGTGAAATCCAAGACCGGCTCTGGCTCAGTAGCCTTCTCCGCAAACCTCGGGAAGAAAGTCTGTTTCAGATAGACGGCCGCTCGACGGATCGAAGCGGAGATAGAACGTGGCTCCGGTTGCTTGTCCTGAGTACCTGTCTTTAAGGACTCTGAAAGTTGTTGTAAGCCGTTCATCTTCGTCCTCGGCTTGTTGGTTTCGTTCAAGCCCAAAGATCGAGTGTGCCCAAAAGCCGATCGCTCGGCTCCCCTTGAAGTGGCGGATCATTACCCGCCCGCCTTCTTCATGGGGTTTACCTTCGGGGGTCGATAAGTGAGACACCATGTAGAGCGTGAAGTTAAGCTCCTTGGTTAACATGGCGGCTTCGGCCATGATCTCCTCAAGAGCCTCACGTTCTGGCTTGTCTTTGTGGTTGGTAGCTAACGCGGTCAGGTGATCGAGAAAGATATCCTTAACCCCGCACGCTTGAACCAGGTAACGGATGCGGGACTTGATAACTTCCCAGTCACACGTTCCGAAGTTGTCGTACAAAAAGATTTGTGCTGGGTCGGTGTCCAGTTTCTCAACGGTGTTAACCAGTTCTTCCTGAGTCCACCCTGAGTCCGGGATATGGAACGTCCGGCTGGCTATCTTGCCCGCCACCCGCTTAACCGTCTCAGCAGTATCCTGCTCCAAGAAGAACACACCGACTGGTAGGTTCTGCTTGTCCAACGTGTGAGCGATTAGCTCGGTCATCACATCGGTCTTACCTACGCCGGTCCCCGCCCCAAGCATGTACACTTCGCCACGCTTGCGGCCGTAGGTAAGCTGCGTCAGGACAGGCCACGGCCAGTCAAGCCCATACTCAGCAGGCTTGAGTACCTTTGCCTTGACCTCTCGTAACCCAACAAGTCCGTCCGGTCGGTATCCTTTTGCGGCCCATACGGCATCTACTAACTCCTTAACCCGACCGGCTACCAGCATTTCATTGGCGTCTTTGAGTGGCAGCGTTGCGATCTTGGCCCGCCCTGGTGTGAGCAGGGCAGCACATTCTTCTGCCGCCTTAACTCCCGGCTCGTCACTGTCGAACATGAAGACGACTTCATCGAACTGTTCGAGCCATTCGATCGCGTTAGCTACCGCCTTAGCTGCACCGTTAGCTCCGTTGGGAACACTGACCACCGGCCACTTGTTGCCCTGCACTTGGCTGACAGACAGTGCATCTATCTCACCCTCGGTGATGACCACCTTCTTACCGCCGTCTCTCCACAGGTGTTGCCCATAGAGTCCGGCCGCTTTCGGGTCGCCAAGGAACTTGAACTTCTTACCCTTCCATCTAACCTTCTGTGCTACTACCCGTCCCTTTGCGTCACAGTAGTTGGCAACATGAACAGGCTTGCCGTCTTTGTCTTTGGTAACGTGGTACTTAAACTTGGCACAGGTGTCCTCGTTAAGTCCCCGGCTAGGTAGTGCATCGGGTTCCCCGAAGTCAAACAAGGGGGTAGCCATTCGCCTCTCTTTGTGTTCTTGATGTTGCTCTGAGTCCCCGTGGTGATAGGCACCGCAGGAGAAACAGTAGGTGTGCCCGTCCGTGTACGTTGCACAGGCATCGGATGATGGGCAGTCAGGACACGGCCCGTGCCCGATCAGGTCAGACATTCCGTGTCTCCGAAAAAAGAACCGGCCCACTCATCCATGAGCAGGCCGGTCAGTAGTCAGGGAACAGGCAGGGCAATCCGTTACCCGTCACTCACGTTTCCCTCAATAGTGCTACCGATCCCCGGCAGTGGCGGTGTCTTGATGTTCGGAAACAGAACAACAGCGGCCGTCATCAATTCGTAGATGGCTGTTTGCTGTTTATGTTTCACCCCACCATCAATCACCACAGCTACAGCGATAGACTGTTGGTTAACTGCGTCATCATCCAGCGTGATACAAGCAGGCTCAGCCAGTGACCGGCCTACCTCTACCGTCCCGTCCCGCCTGACAACGTAGTGATACCCGCAGGTCAGCATCCCCTGACTTCGGTGTAGCTTCTCGATCTCCTTAACCCCGATGTCTTTCTCGCTCGGGTGTGGGATCAGGATTAGATCACTAAACTTACGTTTCATTTCAACCAGTCCCCCGGAACACACGGACCCTTACACCAAGGGATGCCGTGCTTGTCGCACCAGTCACCGTAGCTGGTCTTGCTTCCCTTCTTGATCTTCGTGTTAGGGTTATCGAAGACCATACGGATATCCAGGTCGGGATTGCACCGCTTAACTGCGAGCAGCTTGGACCTGTCTTCCGCTTCCCAGTACCCCTTAACTTCCAGGAACCTGACACCAAGCCCGGCGTTAACGGGGATGGTCAGGTCAGGGATGTAGGTATGCTCGGATGTGTAACGTATCTTTGCATCTTCATAGCCGGGCGTGATGCCCTGCGAGTCGATGTAATCAAAGACACGTTCCTCGCTGGCCGAGCGGAAACCCCGCTCGGTTCGCTTAGGGTAACGGATGCGGCGTTGCCAGAACTTAGATGTCGAACTCATCGCCTTCGCCTGCGTCTTCCTCGTCCCCCGTGTCTTCCTCGGACGAGTTAACACCAGACGAAACGAACCCGTCCGACTTGCCGAATACCTCGGAGTAATCTTCCCCACCGGAAGACACCAGCTTGAGGACTTGGATCGCGGTCATCCTTAACTGGATACCGAACCCAAACTTCGGGGTGTACCAGGGGACGATCTCGCTGCGGACCCTGATCTCGCTGCCGCCATACACCGGCTCGTTAACCGGGTTGCCTTGCGAGTCCACGATGACAGGGGGCGGAAGGATGAACGGCTTGCGGCCCTTCGGTTCCACCTTATGCTTCCGCTTGAAGCTGAACTCGATGTCATCAAGTTCCTCATCGGTGTCCCGATCCGTGGCGTTGGCCCACGGCCTGCCGTCATCAGTTACCTTGAGTTGCTTCTTGCCCTGCTTGGTACACTCGGCCTCATACAAGGCGTCGAAGTGTCCGGTCAGTTCCGCGATGAATCCTTCCGCAGCGGATGAGTCAAGCCGCAGCTTAACGTGATACTCACCGCCTGCCTTGTACTCGAAGTCCGGCTTCTGAATCCAAGGGTACACCGCGACCCCTTGCGGGGATGTCACAAGAATCTTCTTCTGTTTCTTCTTAGCCATTACAGTCTCTCATGTACATACATTGTGATTGCACGGAAGTTAGGGTGTACGCTCCCGTGT